CCAAGTGAATCTAAACATATAAAGAGTGGTCTTCTAATATCTACATCTTGTTGCATGTATCTATCTAATACTTTTAATGCTTGATGTCTAAACTCTTGTACAGTTGTTACTGGCATGATTACCATCCTGTCTGCATCTATTCCTCTATCAACAACCATCTGTTTTGTGATTGCACTTTCTGATTCAAAGTACACAACACCACCATTTTCATTTTTGTCTAGAAAGTTTTTAACCATTCCCATAAGAAAGAATGTTTTACCTGTTGCACTTTCTCCTGCCAAGGCAGTTATTTTGTTTTGCGGAAGTCCACCATAAAGTGAACCAGAAATGAGAGCATTAAAAATATAAGAACCTGTATCTATAAAGTTCGCTACATCTCCAGCTTCTACACCCTCTGAAACTATTCCAGCATATTCATTACCTGTTTCTTTGATAATATCTTTTAAAAATTCATTCATTTTTTTCCCCTACTTGATTGCAATTGCACCAACGAACATATGATTACGCCAGAATGGTTGTGCAGTTTTAAATCCAGCACATTCTAACATATCCTGCAACTCTTTCCAAGTATTAGGTTTTAACATGTTCCTTAATGTTTTTTCTTTTTCTAAAATATCTGATGCCTCAAAATGTTTTCTTTTATAGTCATAAAAATTAAAAGTTATCATTTCTTGTAATCTTGAATCTTCACAAACTGTTTTTTCTGCAAAGATAAAAGCACCACCATGATTTAGTCCGTTGTATATATTTTGTAATACATTAAATCTATCCTTTCTAGGCATAAATTGTAATGTAAATATTGATGTTACTAAACTACAATTTTTAAAATCATAATCACGAACATCTTTCTTTTTAAAACTAACATTTGCCCAATCATATTCTTTTTTAATTCTTGTATATCTTGCGTCAAGTTCTGTAAAGAAACTAGGTGCAAGTTCTATACCAACATAATTAGCATACTTGCAAAATGATTGATTACCTTTTATAAAGGCCTCTGTTAATTTTCCTGTTGAACAACCTATATCAATAACATCTGTTTCATCCTCTACAAAGTTTCTAGATAGATTAATTACATCTTCTAGTAAATTTGTATATCCACGAATTGAATGTTCAATATGGTCATCAAAACCTTCTTCTCTTTGAGCAAAGGTGAAATCATAATTTTTAGACATAATTCCTACTCCAATTTATCTTGCCAGTATAACTGGTCTAACATGTTTTGTCAACACTTTTATTGTATGGTTTTATTACTTTATCGTACACAGACTCAGCAATGGCTTTCATCATTAAAGAGGGTACCATCCTACCACATCTTTCTATCTTTTGTGACATTGAGCCTGTTAGTTTAAAGTCATCAGGTAATGACATTAGACGTTTTATCTCATTAATTGTCAATCTTCTCTTTTCGATAAAATGACAAACATCTGCATTTGTAGTAATTGTAGGGGCAGGATGATATCTAGACATCTTCTTAACATTGAAGTGCCATCCTTTAGGGTGGTAATCATTTCCCCCTAATACCTTATCTGGGTCATCTGGCATCAGAGATGCTGTATCTTTATAGTGTGCAGAATTTAACCATGTGTCGGTACACCATTTAACTTCCTCTGAATCTAACTCTAATCCGTCTAATGCTTCTTCAACTGTAACTATCTCTCTACTTTCTTCTGGGAAGATACTTGCAATATTCATAAATGTTAATCCTATTGCTGAGGTTACATCTTCACGAACAGCTATAAAAATGACACGCCTTCTAGATTGTGGTACTCCAAAATGTGATGCATTTAAAATTTTATATGATACATCATATCCTATCTTTTCAAACATGTTTACAATTTCATTTAATTTCAACTTGGCTTCTCCTGCCAACAATCCTGCTACATTTTCGCCTATGATTACTTTAGGTTTAATTTCTTTTGCAACTCTAAGATATTCAAAAAATAAGTCTTCTATATTTTCTACTACTTTATTGTCTGAGTACTTTTTAGTTTTACCCCAACCATCAGAATGTTTAGAACCAGACTTTCCTAGTGTACCACACATTGAAAATGCTGAACATGGTGGTGAACCATCTAGTATATCTAACTCTCCTTTTTTTAATCCTGTAGTTTCTAAAAAATCTTTTCCTGTAAGTTCTTTAATATCATCTGATAATATTTTTGTGTCTGGGTAGTTTTCTTTATATGTAATTCTTGCTTGTTCTACAAACTCATTAACACAAAGTATATTTCCACCAGCAAGTCTATAACCTGTAGATGAACCACCGCCACCAGCGAAAGTTGATATGACACTAAACTTATTTTGTGCCGATGCATCTTTTACATCCTTTAAGTTATACTTTGGATATTTCATCTAATTATTTCTATCTCACTTTCTGTTAATACTGCAACTCTTGCACCGCAAGATAGTAATGTTTTATCGTTACCACTATAAACTACTTTAGAAGGTCCCTTTATATCAACCTCATGACAGTAAGTATTTTTTCTTCCTTGTTTTATAGTTAATACAGGATTATTTTCATTATTTTTTTTGTTGGCACGAATTACATGCTGGTTTACATGGATATAAGTTTTCATATTTTATTATAGGGTTTAATTACTTTTTCATAAATTGATTCTGCAATTGCTTTCATCATGAGTGGTGGTACCATTCTACCACATCTTTCTGACTGTTGATTAAAACTACCTGTAAGTTTAAAGTCATCAGGTAGTGACATCATTCTTTTTGTTTCTTTAACTGTAAATGTTCTGGGTTCATGCCAGTGCATTGCTCCACCTGTTGCTGTAATTGTGGGTGCAGGTTTATGTCTAGATGTTTTTTTCATATTAAAGTGGTGACCTTTAGGATGATAATCAGCACCTGTTTCTACTTTGTCTGGGTCATCTGGCATCTTTAACCAAGTTTCATAATGAGAAGTTTTTTTAAATTTTTCTATTAGTGTATCTGCTTCTTGTCTGTCCACTTCTACATCACTTAAACAATCTTCTAATGTAACTACCTCTTTACTTTCATCTGGGAATAAACTATTAATATTCATAAATGTTAATCCTATTGCCTCTGTAACATCCTCACGAACAGCAATAAAGATAGTTCTTTGTCTTGTTTGTGGTACTCCATAGTGTACAGAATTTAATACTTTGTATGATACATCATATCCTATTTCTTCAAATGTATTTACAATTTTAAAAAGATAATTTTTTGCTTCACCAACAGTTAGTCCTTTAACATTTTCAGCAATAATTACTTTTGGTTTTAAATCTTTAGCTACTCTTAGAAACTCAAAGAATAAATCTTCTATGTTTTCTACTTTCTTACCATCAGAGTAATTCTTAGTTTGACCCCAACCTTTAGAGTGACTACCTTGTACCATTGAACCAGATACAGAAAATGCAGAACATGGTGGTGAACCATCAAAAATATCTATGTCACCATACTTGTTAAAATCTTCTGCAGTAAGTTGTTTTATATCATCTGGTAGTACAGGTGTGTTAGGATAGTTTTCCTTATATGTATTTATGGCTTGTTTGACAAACTCATTTACACATAATATCTTACCACCTGCAAGTCTATAACCTGTAGATGAACCACCGCCACCAGCGAAAGTTGATACTACTGTAAACTTTTCTTGTTCAGAAGCCTTAACAACATCTTTTAAATTGTATGGTTTATATTTCATAAAAAATTATCTAATGTAGATGTATTATTTAATTCGTGCCAATCTCTATAAACATCTAACATTCTACTCCTATTTTTAAAGTTGATTTCTCTATTATTTAGCAAAGTTCCAAACAGCTTATTTACGCCACTTCCTATTTGTAAATTTAAATGATTTTCTACTTTATCTATTTCATTGAATTCATAAAATCCATTTCTTACATGATGTTTTTGACACGGTTTATTTAACTGTTCGTGGTTGTGTCTATAAAAAAATTCTTTTACTGCAGTTGTTAAGTATGGTGTTATAAGTTTTTTATTATTCATTTCTGCAACTTTGTTGTGCCACACATAACCAGCTTGATTTTCTTTTTTAAAATAATCATCTCTAAACTCATCAAAGTTATCACCTTTATAATGTATCATAGCTTTTTTACTTAACCCATAATAACCATCAGCTGCCCAACCTGATAAAACATATTCTTCTTTTATTTGTGGGTAGATGTATAAGAATGGAAATGTGCATTCGAATTGTGTTTTCTTTTTACATCCTAATCTAACTAAATTATGAAAATCATCTATCAATGTATCTGTTGGTATAGTTATACCAACGAATCTCCAATTTCTCATTTGTGCAATATCTTTTGCTTTGTTGTAATCATAAGATGGTTCATTTTCTAGTCTAAAACTATATGCAGTTATTCTTTTTCCAAGTCTTTCTGCTGCGAATGCAACAGAGATAGAATCAACACCACCAGACAATAATACTGCAACTTCTTTATCTGGTACAGAATCATCTACTTCATTTGTTAATATTTTATCTATCATTAAATGGTCAAACATATTTTCATTTGGTTTACCCTTGAATATTGCATCCCAGTTACTTGCATAATCTTCTTGGTTAACTTTCATAGGTCTTCTCTTATCTCCTTTACCTGCCATTAAAAAAACTCCTCTAGCGTTCCTTGTGTACCATAACTACCATCAATCTGCCATTGAATAATATTAGAAATAAATTTTAGTGGTTCTATAAATGACTTTTCAAATTGCATATCATAATCTACTATGTTATGTAAATTTAGTTCCTCTGGTAACTTAGTCATAAATGATATGGATGTTGACTGATATGTGTTTGGTATTTTCATATGTAAAAATTTAATCTTATCACCTTCCTGTATAAAAGGATATTTTCCTTGTAGTTTTTTTTCCTTTAAAAGATGATTATATAATATTGCACCTTTACAATGTATTGGTGCACCTTTCTTAAATAGATTATGTGATTCAGTCCATTTCAATAATCCATTTACTGAGCGTGGATACGCAACCAGTTCTGGTTTTAGTGTCATAAACTCTGTTCTAAAATCTTGTATAAAACTATTTAGCACTTTAGAATCTTCATTCATTATAATGGTTAGTGCTTCTTT